GGTTACTTGTCAGGTTACAAACAGTCTGCTCTGCACGCAAATGCAGACACTGTTAACACAACTGTTAACGGTACTGTGGCTAACGCTGCTGCTGGTACTGACGAACTGCTTGCCGCTAATAAGTTGGATGCGTCTGACTTTAATGGTGGTGTTGCTACACAGTCAATTGGCATCATTCCACGTGCAGGCACTTCAGGTGTACCTTCTGCTACTGGTACTGCTAACCCACTGCAAATCATTGCACGTATGGCACGTAAGCTAGACGAGCAAGATGTTGACAGCCGTGGACGTTGGATTGTGATTGATCCAGTTCTGAAAGAAATCCTGATGGACGAAGAGTCACGTCTACTTGACGCTGACTTCGGCGGTTCAGGCTTGCAGAATGGTTTGATCCTCAACAACCTACACGGTTTCCGTGTGTACGTGTCTAACAACTTGCCAGTTCTTGGTACTGGTCCTGCCACAACTGGCGGTACTAATGCCACTAACTTTGGTGTGATTGTAGCTGGACACGACTCAGCAGTTGCTACTGCAGAGCAGATTAACAAGACAGAGACATACCGTGACCCTGACAGCTTTGCTGACATCGTACGTGGTATGCACCTCTATGGTCGCAAGATTCTGCGTCCAGAGGCTCTTGTTAACGCCGTGTACAACCTAGCCTAGTTTGGCGGTGGGGGGACAGGGAAACTTGTCTCCCTACTTTTCTTTTTTGAGGATTTCAAATGGCATATGATTATTTAGGATTAACTAACGAAGTATTATCTCGTATGAATGAAGTTGAATTAACTTCTGCTACGTTTAATACTGCACGTGGTTTTCAGATTCAATGTAAGAATGCCGTTAATGATTCTATTAATTATATTAACCAACGTGAATTTGGTTGGCCTTTTAATCACCAGTTATATTTTCAGAGACTTCCAGCGAACCAGTCTCGCTTTCCTTTACCTGCTTCAACTAAACACGTAGACTACGAAACATTCCGTATTATCCACGATCCTGTTTTGGGTGCGCCTAGCCGATCTTTACGGGTAATGGATTATAAAGATTATGCGGATTCTTATATTGCACAAGAAGATGACCATGTAAACAGCATTACAAATGGCAGCATACCTACTCATGTATTTCGTGCGCCTAATGATGAGTTTGGTCTATATCCATATCCTAACTTAGATATACAAATTAAGTTTGATTACTACCTTATTCGCCCTCAACTTGCCGCTGCTACAGATGTACCTTATATCCCAGAGCAATTTAGGCAGGTTATTGTAGACGGTGCTACTGCTTATGGCTACCAGTATCGTGGAGAATCCCAGCAGTATGGTATTAACTTCGCACGTTTTGAAGAAGGTATCAAACATATGCAATCAATTCTGTTAAACAGAACAGACTATGTGAGGTCAACCTATCGTCCAAGTTCACGTTTTGGCGCAAGCATAGCATTTTAGGTGATATAAATGGCAGATGAATCCGGCCTTAGTCCCTTTGTATTTGCCTGTCAGGGTGGGTTGGTACTTGACCAATCTACCTTTGTTATGCAACCGGGTGCGGCACTTGAACTAGAAAACTTTGAGCCTGATGTGCAGGGTGGATACCGCCGCATTTCTGGTTATGTTAAGTGGGCTACTAGCGAAGTACCGTATACTGCTAGTGCTAGTGAACCTGTTTTAATGTCTGCCTTCTATGACAACCGGGTATTAGCCGCTAGAGGCGAAAAGATATTTAGTTCTACTAACGACAGCACAACTCTTGATGGTGCTATCTTAGCAGGCGATACAACTATTAACGTACAATCAACTGCTGGTTTTCCTAGTGCTGGTACAATCTTAATTGGTACGGAACAGATCACATATACCGGTATTACCTCTACATCATTTACTGGTTGTACTCGTGGCGCAAATGGTACTACTGCTCTTGGCTACCCTACTAATACTTTAGTATCTTCTTTTTGGACAGAGATAGATAGTGGTAGAACCAATGCAAAAAAGTACACACACTTTAGATATAATTTAGCAGGAACTGAGTATATTGTTTGGGCAGACGGTGCTAATTTTGCATCTAAATATGATGGCATTACTGTTACAGACTTAAATGCTACCAACGCACCTGCTGATCCTAGATATGTAGTTAGCTATAAAAATACACTTTTCTTTGCTGGCATGTCTAGTACTCCACAAGAAATACTTTTTACTGCACCTTATACTGATGATGACTTTAGTGTGTCAAACGGTGCAGGTACTATTGCAGTTAATAGTCCAGTAACAGCATTGTTTCCTTTTCGTGACCAGCTATATATCTTCTGTGAAGAACGCATCTTTAGGCTCGTAGGTAACTCAGCAGCAGACTTTGTACTACAGCCAGTAACTAGAGAAATCGGATGTGTTAACGGATTTACTGTACAGGAATTTGCTGGTGACTTGGTATTTTTAGGGCCAGATGGATTACGTACAGTAGCAGGTACAGACCGTATTGGTGACGTGGAACTTGGTACAATCAGTCGGCAGATTCAAGAACGATTTACTGGTTTGTCTGATGTTGATGAGTTTGATAGTGTTGTTATTCCAGATAAAACACAGTATAGATTATTCTTTTCTAATTCAAATGTAACCCGAAATAATACTAAAGGTGTTATGTGTGTACGTAAGGATGATTCATATGAGTTTGCAGATTTAAAAGGGATATCACCTAGCTGTACAGATTTTGCTGTATCACAAGGTCAAAGTTTTGTTATACATGGCGGGTTTGATGGATATGTGTACAGGCAAGAAAAAGGTGATGACTTTGACGGTAACACTGTAACAGGTAAGTATCGTTCACCGGACTTGACTATGGGTGATGCAGGTTTACGTAAAGCATTCCAACGTGTTATTCTAAACTACGCACCTGAAGCAATTGTTAATGCTGACTTGTTTGTGCGTTATGATTATGAATCACCTAATGTACCAAGACCGGCAGCTTATCCTTTTGATACGACTACCGCTGTTGCTATTTATGGTTCATCAGTTTTTGGTACAGCTACATACGGTGGTCAGTCAAACCCATTGGTAAGACAGCCCATTGAAGGTTCAGGATTTGCAATAGCATTGCGTGTAAATGATAGGGGTACGTCAGCACCCTACTCACTGAAAGGTTTTCAGCTAGAGTTTGAAGCGGCGGCAAGGAGATAGAATATGGCAGGGTATACTAGACAATCGACATTTGCTGATGGTGATATTATCCAAGCAGCAGACTTTAATGACGAGTATAACCAACTTGTAAATAGTTTTGACAATACAACAGGCCATAAACATGATGGCACTACAGGTGAAGGTCCGGTCATTGGTTTGATTGGTGATCCCGGTGTTGTTTCTCCTATTAACAAAGTTGTAGTAGATGATACTAATAATCGTGTCGGTGTTTTTGTAGATGCAGCAGGTGCTGGTTCATCTGTTGAACAAGTACGCTTTGAAGATGGGGTTATTGTTCCTGTAACAACTAACGACATTGACTTAGGTACAGCTTCTCTTCAATTCAAAGATGGTTACTTTGCTGGCAACCTTGAAGTAGCGGGTGTGTCTGTTGGCGGCGGTGCTTCTATTGGTACAATCCTTGACGAAGATGATATGGTATCAGATGATGATACTGCCCTTGCTACACAACAGTCTATTAAAGCATATGTGGATGCACAGGTAACTGCACAGGACTTAGATGTTGCTGCTGATACAGGAACGGCTGCAGTAGACTTAGACAGTCAGTCATTTACTGTAACTGGTGGTACGGGCATTGATACATCTGCTACAGGGCAAGCTGTAACTATTGATATTGATGCTACTGTAGCTACTCTAACGGATACGCAAACACTTACAAACAAAACTATTGATGCTGCAAGTAATACCCTTTCAAACATTGATACAACTATGCTTGCTGCAGGTGTACTCGATACTGACCTTACATCTGTATCTCTTACAGATGATACCATCCCTTCAGCTAAAGCTACAAAAGATTACATTGATACCCAGCTTACTGCGGAAGACCTAGACTTCCAAGGAGATACAGGCGGCGCACAGAGTATTGATTTAGATAGTCAGACTCTTACAATCACTGGCGGTACAGGTATTGATACTACAGGTTCAGCACAAACTCTTACTATTGATATTGATGCGACTGTAGCTACACTTACTGATACACAAACTTTAACAAATAAAACATTGACAAGTGCTGTACTTGACGGTACAATAAGTGGAACTTCTATTAAAGATGAAGACACTATGGTATCAGATAGTGATACACATCTTGCTACTCAACAATCAATTAAAGCATACGTAGATACTCAAGTAGGTGGTGTTTCAACTCCTACTGGTAATGAACTAGAGAATGTTGTTGAGGACGTTACACCGCAGCTTGGTGGTGATTTAGATGTAAACGGTAATGCCATTGTTTCTGTAACTAATGGTGATATAGCAATTACACCAGACGGTACAGGTTCAGTAATCTTAGATGGTCTGTCTTACCCACAAGCAGATGGTACTGCAGGTCAGGTTATTAAGACAGATGGTGCAGGTAACTTAACTTTTGCTAGTCCTGCTACTGGTCTTGCAGACGTTGTAGATGACACTACCCCACAGCTAGGCGGTACACTAGATACTAATGGACAACTTGTTCAGTTCGGTGACAGTGCAAGTGCTACAGATGATCGTTTACAGTTTGGTGCTGGTCAAGAACTAGAAATTTATCAAGACCCAAATAACAATCACAGTACTATTGTTTCTAGTGCTATTGGTGGTTTGTACATGAAGTCTGATAGTGTCGGACTACAAAGCGAAGATGGTACTAAAACTTTCGTATACGCTACAGGCGGTGGTGTATCTATCAATGACGGTTTAGGTGTAACACGATTAAAGACTACAGTAAATGGAACAGAAGCATCTGGTTATCTACAGTTTAATGATACAAGTGGTGGCAGCTTTAACTATCTTCGTTTCCAAGCACCTTCTACTGTAACAACAAATACAACATTTACCTTCCCTGATGGTGACGGTACGTCAGGTCAAGCACTTGTGACAGATGGTTCGGGTACTTTGTCATGGGATACACCTACTATTGTAGAAACTGACCCGTCTGCATTAGCATTCGCAATCGCATTAGGATAAAAAGTACTTGACAAACAGTGCTTAATATGGTATAATTAGTATACAATTGGAGTAATAAATGGCAAACGCATTCTTATCAGAAACACAGACAGCAGTCGGGACATCTCCTGTAACTGTTCTTACCTGTGGTGCAGCAACAGAAACAACCATTATTGGTCTGAGTGTCTCTAACATTGTAACTAGTCAGATTACAGTAGATGTACAGCTTGATGCTTCAGGTCGTACATCTGGTGCAGAAGCTAGTGTTTACCTTGTTAAAGATGCTCCTGTACCTGTAGGTGCTTCTTTGGTGGTAGTCGGTGGAGACCAGAAAGTGGTCATGGAACCGGGTGATGTAGTTAAAGTTACATCAGATACTGCATCATCTGCTGATGTTGTTTTAAGTCATCTTGACATTACGTAAGGAATAAGATATAATGGCATATCTTGGTAATCATCCTTCTGTATCTTATAGCACAGTATCCTATCAGGATTTAACTGGTGGCACTGGTACAGGATTTACACTTGACTACCCTGCAGGTACTCCTCAAGATATTGAAGTATTTGTAAACAATGTTCGCCAAGAACCGGGCGTTGCTTATACGGTTAGTGGTACTAGCCTTACCATGACAGGCAGCATTGTAGCTACGGATGATTTCTATGTCGTGTTCCAAAGCAAAGCCCAGCAGACTATTACACCGGGTCTAGGCACAATTACACAGGCAATGTTTGCACCGGGGCTGTCTCTTGGCGCAGGTTACTTCCAAGGGGATAACGGTGCGACAGGTGACACAACAAATGGTAAAGCTGATATCTTCCGTGTACATGAGCAAGAATTGAATACTAATACTACAATTGCCGCAACAGACAATGCTTTGTGTGCTGGGCCATTGACAATCGCAACAGGGGTAACGCTGACGGTAACAACCGGCGGTAATCTGGTGATAGCATGAGTGAACTAAGAACAGACACAATCACTGCCAGCGATGGCACAAGTCCTGTCACGCTGACGAAGCAGAGTGCGCCAAAGGCGTGGTTAAGTTATGACCAAAGCGTACCAACTGTTAATGACAGCTTTAACCAAAGTTCAACCACAGACGTTTCCGTGGGAAGATATAACTTAAACTTTACCAACAGTATGACGAATAAACATTATTCGGTGGCGGGTGTGGGTGCTTCTACGGTTATTTTTTGTCAGAGAACTACTGATAATAACGCAACCAATGCAAGTTCAGCATCATCCTGTAGGGTTGAATCATTCTATTTCACAGGGTCTTCTTTTGTTAATTACTATGATTCAAAACCAACAACTATGGTTGTTAACGGAGACTTAGCATGAGTGAGATAAAAGTAGACAACCTCAACGGCAAGACCTCCGCTGGTGACATTACTGTTACATCTGAAGGTGGTGCGGCGACTATGCAGTTGCAGCAGGGGTTGGCGAAGGCTTGGGCAAGTTTTAATCAAGTTGGCACAAATTCAATAAATGACAGTTTGTCCGTTTCAACTTTAAGTGATTTAGGGACAGGATTAACGCAAATAAATATAACGAACTTGTTTTCAACAAGTAATTACACAACTTCTGGTAGTACCGTAGGTTCTACACAAAGTTGGGCTAGCACTTCTATGGTGGCAAATGGAAATGGAAATGACGCAAATACAACAACATATTATAGAATAGCTTGTCGTGATACTTTTCCTTCTAACAGTGGTACTTCTAGGGACTTTTCAAAAGTAAGCTGTGTAAATAACGGAGACCTCGCATAATGGCTGGAAAAATTATAGCAGATCAAATCGAACACAGCACCGCAGGTTCTCTGGATACGTCTTATGTGGTGAATGGTAGTGCGAAGGCTTGGGTTCGGTTTAACGGCACTGGTACTTTAGCGGTTAATAAAAGTCTAAACACAAGTTCGGTTTCGGATATTGGTACTGGCAATTATGACCATAACTACACATCGTCTTTTTCGGATGCTGTTTATAATTACGTTCACGGTGCAAAAGACGCTGACGATGGTCTTGGTATTCCTACGCTTGGTTCAGACCCAAGAGTGTCTGACACAACTTCAAAAGTCCGTTTGATTCATAATTACCCCACCAATATAGGTTTTTATGATGGAGTTGCAATTTGCAATAATATATTCGGAGACTTAGCCTAATGACCCAGACACCACAGTTCAAAGGCACTCACCTATTTGACCGTCTGTGCTGGGCAAAGGAAAACCTTGAGCCACATCAGTCAGACTATCGGGTGGTTTATGAGGACAGCGTTGATGAGTGCGCCAAGATACTTGTGCCTGACCCTAACTGGATGGCGTGTGCATTGCAGGGCGGTATCCTGCCACCAGTGTGGGTGTATCACGAACTGGCAAAGGATGAGGCACAGCCTGACTTTAAGAAGCACACCAGAGGTTACTTGCTGCACAACACAGAACCCGTAGGGGCAATGACAGAAGAAGAAGCGATTGAATACCTAATTATGAAAGATTGCCCGCAGCATGTGTGGCGCAATTGGGATACAGGCAACAAACCTAAGATGGTTATCTGCCGCAAGGAACAGTTACCAAGCACACGTGAGTGGCGCAATGCTTGGAAAATAACTGAAGAACTCAGCGTCACTGATTTAGCAGCATAGGAGAAAACAATGGCTGTAACAACATACATCGTAGATAAGGACGGCAATCAGATTGATGCTTCAACTGCAACTGTCCCTGCTGACCGTGCCTTTCGTGGTGCATGGTCATTGAGTGGCAATGTCATTTCAGAAGACATGACTTCTGCCAAAGCAATCTTCAAGGACAAGGTTCGTGAAGTTCGTGGTCCACTGCTAGATGCAGAAGACGTAGTGTACATGAAGGCACTAGAAGCTGACGATGCAACTGCTAAAGCAGCATCTGTAGCTAAGAAGTCTGCCCTTCGTGATGCACCTGCAGCGGCTGCTATTGATGCAGCTACTGACATTGCAAGCCTCAAGGCAGCTTGGGATGCAGACACACTTGGTGATAGCCCTTACGCATAATGCGTAGGGGTCATCCCTATTTGACCGCTGGAGAACTAGATGGCACTTAGTAAGATTAAAGACGAGTCAACAGACGGCAGTATTGCTGGCGGTAAGGTGTTGCAGGTTGTGCAGGGGACTACTTTGTTTGGTACAACTGTATCTAATGATACCTATGTTGCAACTACCCTCACGGCTACAATTACACCTACAAGCGCATTAAACAAAATATTAGTCTTCGGTCAAGGTTTTGCTGTTGCAAACCAAAGCCAAGCACAACCTCAAATAAAATTATATAGAAACGGTTTAGATATTTCTCCGGTAAATTACGGTTTTGGTAATATATATTCTAATAACGGTGGGTATAACGAAGGTATGTTGGTATTTTCATTGCTTGATTCACCTTCTTCTTCTTCTGCAACTACATACACAATTTATTTGAGAAACAACAACGTTGGTAACGCTAGCTTTGGCGCAGGAGATAGATATTCTGTTATTACCCTAATGGAGATTGCCGGATGACCTTAATTTTAGACACACAGGAGTAAACAAATGGCATCAATATCAGAAGCCTTAACCGAACTAGGCATCACCGAATGGGTACTCCGTGGCGAACCAACCACTGAGGCTGAGTTCAACGAGATGTTCCGTAAAGTAACTGGTGCGGATGCTAATGGCAGTGCTATTGAATCCTCCACACCCAGCGACTTTGGCGTAACTTGGTCACAGGTATCGGCTAAGAAAACAGAACTTGTTAATGCAGAGCCTATGCGCTTGCTTCGTGAGGAACGAAACCGTTTGATTGCAGAAACAGATTGGTGGGCATCAAGTGACCTTACTATGACATCTGCACAGACAGCATATCGCCAAGCATTACGAGACATTACATCCAGTGCCACATCACTAGACGATGTTACTTGGCCTACGAAACCATAAGGAAGAACGATGGCATATATAGGTAAATCCCCACAGAACGGTGTTCGTAACCGGTACATCTACCAAGCTACTGCTGGTCAGACTACCTTTACTGGTAGTGACGCAGACAGTAAAGTGCTTACATACACAGATGGCCTATACATTGACGTATATCAAAATGGTGTTTTGCTAAAACCTAATACTGACTATACTGCTACTAGCGGTACAAGTATTGTACTCACTGCCTCTGCTAGTTTAAATGACGTAGTTGAGATGATTGTTTATGACATCTTTTCTGTAGCTAATACTTATACTAAAGCACAGAGTGATGAACGCTACCCATTCAAGGGTAATGACAGCATCATCCGTTTGAACGGTCAGACTATCAGCGCAGACATTACGATTGACAGTGATGAGAATGGTGTATCCGCTGGACCTATCACACAGGACAATGCCACTGTCACTGTTAATGGATATTGGAGTATCGTATGACCAGCGTATTGAATGTAGATAGCATTGCGGCAAAGGACGGTACGTCACCTGTTGAGTTGACTAAGCAGAGTGCGGCAAAAGCGTGGAGCAAGTTAAACGGTACTGGAACAATTAGTTTATATGATTCATTCAATATATCTTCTGTCGCAGATAATGGGACGGGAGATTACACGCACACAATGACATCGGCTATGTCTAACGCAAACTATTCTCATACTTTTACTGCTCGAACTTATTTTGCAGTCTTTAGAGATGGTCAAACGGCAACCACTACAACCTATCGCATAGGCCACATTTACAATGATGGTGGTGGTGGCAACTTTGGATATTCAGACGGAAGCTATATCTCCGCAAATATTATAGGAGACCTAGCATAATGGCGAGTATTCTTAAAGTAGATGCGCTACAAGGCATCACATCAGCGGGTGATATCACGATTACCAATGGCACGACAACACAGAAGTTGCAAGACGGCGTTGTATCTACATATTCTCTGTATGACCAGCAAAATACTACGGTTGATATGAGCATAAACGTCACTAGCATCACAGATAGTGCCACAGGAAGATACGGACTAAATTTATCCAATAACTACACTACTGCTAAACAATATATCATTGGGCATAGCGCACAATCTTGGTTTTCTAATGCAGGTGCAGACACTTCACCTCTATATGGCGTATCAACTGCAAGTGTTTTGGAGTTTATTCATGTAGAAGGTGGCACTACAAGAGACACGCAGTATAATGCGGATAGTGTGATAGGAGACCTAGCATAATGGCAAGCGAACTTAGAGTAAACACCCTAAAGGATGCCGCTGGGAACAACAGCGTGGGTATGGAGTATGTTGCCAACGGTAGTGCGAAGGCTTGGATTAACTTCACAAGTATCTCAAGTACATCAGCTAGAGATTCACTTAATCACGCAAGTTTAACGGACAATGGAACAGGTGACACTACGTTAAATTTTACCAACTCTTTAAGTAACAACGATTATTGTTTTTCTGGTAATGCCCAAAGAAATGACCCAACTGAGGATGCAGAAATGACCTTGTATCAAGACCAAGACAGTTCTTTAGCTACTAATAGTATGCGTGTTATTACTAAAAAAAGTTCTGTCACAGACCAAATAGACGTTCTTGGTGGGTTTGCTAGTGCAACAGGAGACCTCACATGAGTAAAGCAGCAGAACTAGCCGCACTGATTGGTTCGCAGTCGGCGTTGTCAAACCGGAACATGATTATCAATGGTGCGATGCAGGTGGCACAGCGGGGAACATCATTTAGTTCACTAAGTGCAAGCGCATACACTTGCGACAGGTGGCAGCTACAAGTAGCTGGTGCGGGAAGGGGAACTGTTACACAAGAAAGCAGTGGTGGCCCTGCTAGTCTTAAAGATAATTTTTTGCGTGTCACTGTGGCAACCGCTGATAGCAGCGTGGCCTCAAGTGATATGCAAGTGTTAAAGCAAGTTATAGAGGGTCATGTCGCAGCGTTTACAGATGCTGGAACTTCAGACGCAAAGACGCTTACATTGTCCTTTTATGTTCGTTCTAGTGTGACTGGAACTTTTAGTGCAACTTTGTACACAAACTTTAGCAGCCCTAGTGCAGTTTCGTATCCTGCTGAATACACAATTTCATCTGCAAACACTTGGGAACAAAAAACAATTACGTTTCCAGCTTTTACAACGAGTTCATCACTTGTTTCAAGCGGATATACAACGGGTGAGTTTTACCAAGTTCGTTTCGCTTTAATGGCTGGTTCTGATAACACAGGGACAGCTAATCAATGGAATAGTGCAAACGACTTTGCTTCAACAAATCAAACAAATCTTTTTGCAACATTAAGTGCAACTTGGGATATTACAGGCGTACAGCTAGAAGTCGGCGAGACAGCCACACCGTTTGAACACCGCAGCTTTGGCGATGAGTTGGCTAGGTGTCAGCGGTATTATGAAAGCATTCAAGTAATGAATGGGTATTTTTCAACAGGTCAAGCGTTTACTTCTTCACAAGCCGCAGGTGCTACTTTAAATTTCAAAGTAACAAAAAGGGCTATTCCAACATTAACAGTTCCTGCTGCTGGAAATACATCAGGCACTTGGGGGTTTGTAGGAAGTAATGGGAGTTATGCTACTATAGGCGGTCATTCGACTTACAGCACAGTGGATTTTTTTAGCATAGAGGCGAGTGGCTACAGCGGTCTTGGCGCAGGAAATGCTTCTATGATTTATTCTAGTGGGGCTACTGAAGCAAAAGCAGATGCGGAGTTATAAAATGGAAAACATGAACATTACATCTGCACAGTATTACAACGACATGAATGACAATCAATCTGGCATCAAAGCTATTATTGACGGCATTGAAATGTCCGTACCCCTTGACCCATCCAACCGCCACTACGCAGAAATCATGCGTCAGGTAGACGCTGGCGAGTTGACCATTGCGGATGCTGACTAAGATGGAGATGCAGTCTTTGATTGATATGCTTATCGGATTAGTCGTAGCTGCAGGTGCGTGGTGGGCTAATGGTATGACACGTGAACAGAAGCGTGTAGAGATACTCTTGAACAAGACACGTGAGGACTACGCTACTCGTGCAGAGTTACGTGATGACATGCGCCGTGTAATGGAAGCACTTCACCGTGTAGAAGACAAACTAGATAAAGTATTAAGTAGGGAACTGTAATCAATGGCAATGTTTAAAGCATTTAAACCAGAAGCAATGAATAAGATTGCAAGTGCTATGGGGTATACTGGTGATATGAACCAGTTCCAGCAGTACATTGAACAAGACCCCGCACGACAGCAACAGATGAATATGTATACTAATGCTGCTAAAACTATGGCTAAAGGCGGGTATGCACGTAAAGGATATGCAGTAGGTGGTACTGTTATCAATCCATCAGGCACACAAGCTGCTACCCCCGTTGCTGTAGCACCTACCACAACTCCTGCAGGTCAACCAGAGATTGGTCAGTTTTCTGTAGAGCAAATGTATCAGCCGGGATTACCTATTGGTGGTACAACTATTGCTGCTGAAACACAGACAGATACATCACAGGATATTACTGCAGGTACAGGTGCTATTACAGGACAGGTAGCAGTACCAACTGCAACAGCAGCTACAGCGCAGGCTGCTCCTGTAACTCAAACGCAAGCTAATGTAATGCAAGCCTCTGCTGCGGCTCCTGCAGTGGATGCAGCTATGAATGCTACACAGGCAGCACAAGCTAACCCACAAGACCCTCGTGCGCAGATTGCGGCTGCACAGCAGACTACTTCATCAGTAGGTAATCTTCAGGCAGCACAGGGCAATGCTTTCCTTATCAACACCCCTATTCAGCGTAACCTACAAGCAGGTGAATTGATTAGTGGTACAGGTGTAGATGCTGCACGTGCTAGTGCATTGGCTGCACAGACAGATGCTGCTGCTGCACAGGCTAATCCTAGCCAACAGGCAATGGTACAGGATCAACTATCTGGTTTGATGAATCAGTTTGTAGGTGGTGCTACACCAGCATGGGCATCAGGTGCTATCCGTACTGCTAATGCTACTATGGCTGCACGTGGTCTCAGTGCTTCATCTATTGCTGGACAGGCTATTGTACAGGCAGCTATGGAATCAGCTATGCCTATTGCAATGGCTGATGCTGCTACTGTAGCTAAGTTTGAATCACAGAACTTATCTAACAAACAGCAGAGTGCAATGCTTGCTGCTGAACAACGTGCTAAGTTCATGGGTCAGGAGTTTGACCAAGAGTTTCAACAGAAGGTAATGAACGCTAGTAAGATTAGTGACATTGCTAATCAGAACTTTACAGCAGAACAGCAAGTACAGCTAGAAAATAGTCGTGCTGCTAATACAATGAACCTGCAGAACCTGTCAAACAATCAGGCTCTTGTAATGGCAGAGGCTTCTGCTTTAGCACAGCTAGATTCACAGAACCTGAATAACCGTCAAGCTACTGCTGTACAAAACGCACAAAACTTCTTGCAAGTTGATATGGCTAACCTATCTAATCAGCAACAAACAGATTTGTTTAAAGCGCAGCAGCGTGTACAATCTTTGTTTACTGACCAAGCCGCTACCAATGCTGCAGCGCAATTTAATGCATCTAGTCAGAACCAAGTTGACCAGTTCTTTGCTAGCTTGGGTTCACAGGTATCACAGTTTAATGCAACGCAACAAAATGCACAACAGCAGTTTAATGCAGGACAGACTAATACAGTAGAAAGATTTAATGCTGAACTTAATAATCAACGTGATCAATTTAATGCACAGAACCAGCTAGTTATTGCACAAGCTAATGCACAGTGGCGTAGACAAATTGCTACAGCAGATACTGCAGCAGTTAATCGTGCTAATGAACTTAACGCTAATGCTATCTTGGATATTAGTAAGACTGCCTATGATAATTTATGGAATTACTATAATGACACAATGGAGTGGGCTTGGACTTCTGGAGAAAATGACTCTGACAGAATTGTTCAAATGGCTTTAGGTGAACTTTCCGCTAAAACAAGTATAGATATGCAGCAATTAAAAACCAACGCAGAGGAAAGTGGTGCTATTGGCGGTTTCTTTAGTAGCTTGTTAACTAGCCAAACTGCAGGAAGTCTAGTTGGAAAAATCTTTGGTATTTAAGGAATAAAGCAATGAGTATAGAGCGTCAACCCGCAAAACTTGCATTAGTAAATATGCGTAATGCTGTATCTGAAGCACAAAAAAATAAAGTAAAAGTTAAATCGCAAGGTAGAACAGGTTTACTTTCTCCTAATAATGTGTTACAATCACGTACCAAAACTGAAAACAAAACTAAAACAGAAAGCCAGAAGGTATTAGACTATATGCTTGCTATACGTGAAGCTATGTCAACTGAGGAAAAAGCATAATGGCATTTAGAGAAACATCGGATTTTGATGCTCCTATTCCGGGTCAGGGTTTAACCGCTGAACTGGGTTCTCGTCCGTGGCAAACTCCACCTGAGTTTACTACTTTAGAAGAGGGCGTAGACTTTTACGTGTCTCGCATAATTCAACCAAAAATGGCTGCTCAACTTTTAGACATCATTGAAATGAAAATTCCATTAACTGCTATTGCAGAAACATTAACGCTTGGTGGTGTAATGCAGGGACTTCATACTGTTGACGTGGGTATCCTTGTTAATCCTATTCTTGTAGAGTTGATGGAAGGTCTAGCAAAAAATGCGGAAGTTCCATACAAAGTTGGAGACACTGACGGAGAAAATATTCCAGACAAAGGTATTTTAACTAAAGCTATGGCTAGTCTTTCTGAGATTGACACTGAAGAATTAGAGCAAGAAATGTCATATGAAGAAGATAGCAAAGAAGATGTATCTGTAGAACCAAAGGGTTTAATGTCTCGTAAAGGAGCAATGTAATATGGCTTTTAGATTACAATCGTTTCTAGCAGGTGCAGCTAAAGAAGCAACAAAAAATATACGAGCATTAGATGAAGAGTACCGGGAGTCTCTAAAAAATACTGCTGCAAACTTAGCTAAAGAGGCTCAAGCCGTACGTAAAGAGCGTACACAAGCTATACTTGATTATAGTGACAAAGGCAAAAAATTAAAACGAGATTACAAATTATCAGATGCACAAATTCAAACCTTGTTATCTGCAGGTACTGATTCGTATGAGTCTTTTGTAAACTCAATTAGAGCAGGCAATCAAGCTGCTAAACTTGCCGATCCTAATGCTACGTTTGATGCAGCTACTTTTGCTCAAAGTTTGTTTCAAGGACAGGCTGCCGAAGAAGGTATCCTTTCTTTGGATCAACAAGCGCAGGCTTATGCTGCTCGTAGAGTTCCTTCGACTATTGACCTTCAAACTGCTGCTAGTGGAATTTCTGCAGGAACACAAACAATGTTAACAGGTGTAAGTCCTGAAGCTGTAGCAGAGAGACTTCGTGGTAGCGTAGGAGATATACCTGATTATACTGGCCCTGCTATGGGTGAAACTGGACTCAGTGTTTCTGGTCAAACAGCACTTACTCCAGCGGAATTAATTGCATTGCAGGGTGCAAGAGCAAGTGTAGCTAAAACGGAAGCTGAAATTGGCGGTATTAAAGCAACCACTAAATTTACTGGACTCAAAGGCGATTTAATAAAAGCGCAAACAACTGCCACTGAAATTACGAATGAGGTACTTCCAGAACAGTTACGTGTAGACCTAGATAAAGGCTATGCTTCAACCGCATTAACAGAAGCGCAGACCCAAAAAGTAGAACAAGATACTTCTACAGGAATCCTTCAGCAAGCTAAACTCAAAGAAGAACTCATTAACTACCAAAAGTTTGGTGAGAAAAACGAGCAACTTGCACTTGACTTACTTGAAGCTAAAATTACACAAGCTAATCGCCCGGCTGATCTTGAAGAGTTACAGGCTACGTTTGTGTCTCTCGCCAGCGACTCACGTGCAAAAGCAGGGCAGCTTGACGAAAATGATCCAGAAGCCATTAGACTAAATTCTCAAGCTTCAGCTTATGATACACGTGCAGCAAGTGTAGCTAACATGATTAAAGCACAAGATACGTCTGCTAGTACCGACTGGTCAAAAGGTTCACCAGAAAAACGCTTTGCTAGCTTGCTTAAAACAAATGTTCAAGCAGCTAATATTTCTGGTTCACTTAATTCCGCAGGTAATTGGGAATGGGATTTTGCAAATAAACGTCCTGCTTACTATACCGCCTATGCAAACACTGTAGATCAGTATTCTCAATTATACGGCACTTCAGGAAATACAGGTTTAGTATCCTCTCTGCAAAATAAAGAACAGCTAAATAATGTGCTTAACCAGTGGTCACAAGAAGGAAATTTTGTTAACGCAAATACTTCAAGACCAGCCGCAACAAGCACGGGGCAAGTCACTAATGTTGACTTTGGTTCAAAGAGTCTAGAGGATTTAGCTGAGTTGCAGAACTTGCAGCCCGGCGATATTGCAAGAATACAAGCACAAGTTTATGATAGCAAGTCAAGTTCTGTGGTATCAAAAGAAGTTGTTGCTATGTATAGCACACAAGGTGAGTGGATTACAGCAGGAGACCTCTAAATGAAACTGCAGCAAAAACTAGATAGCTTGCTGTCTGGTGAGGAGGTCTCTGAAGATGATGAGATTCAACGACAACTACCTACCAGTGGACGCAGCCTACAAAGTGTACTCAATGAAATTCGTTCATCTCAAACAGATGAGCCTGCAGTAGACGTACCTGTTGTACAAGACGATTTCACACCCAAGCCAACTGATCCTAATGCGGCTAAACTTCCCCCTGAAGAACTAGATTTGTTTAACTACGAGAGAACTGCTGCAGCGTATGAGCAGCAAGTTTCTCCTATTGATCCTGTATTATCGGATGAAGAGTTTCTGGTAGAGTATGTACCGGATTATCTTCGTCCGTTTGTGCGTGTGGTAGCTAAAGGTGCAGACGGTGCTTTGGTTAAACCTACCATTCGTACTATGCGGTCATTAAACACAGGCTTAACAGCAGCAGGTGAAACTACATCTGATGCTATGGCTGCTTTGACACAGGCAGTTCAAGATGGAATCGTAGAGGGTGGTACATTTGAAAGGCTCACAGGTCTAACAGGTAAAGATCTAATACCTTTTGATCCTAAAGCGTCAGGCCGTAGATTCACAGGTGACTTAATTGATGCAGCTATGGTGGCTGATGCACCTATTGTTGCATCTGCAGGTATGGCTAAACTAGCAATGCAAGCACAAATGAAAGCCTTAACTAAAGGCAAAGACATGGTTGTGCCTCGTACATCCTTGTTAGGTGCGCCACTTAAAGAAGGTACACTAACAGAGAAAGCTGTTCGTGCTGTAGGTGCGGATGTCAAAAGAGTTGATACCGATACTATGACACCAGAGATGATTGCTCGTGCAGAAAAGGCTAGGCAAGCACGTGAAGAGTCTGGTGAAATGACTATTGGGGAAATACAACAGGCGACTAAAACTGTTGCAGATGAAAAACGTGCAGCAGCTAGAGCCAAAGCAAAACAAAATGATGAAATTAGGCAGTCCGTTATTCAAAATTTTGAAGTCGAAAATGGTTTAGAGGCGGGTGCTGTATCTAAAACAGTAGCCGGTAAAACATATATAGATTATGAAAAGATGCGTGAACTAGGTGTAGAGAAGGTAGAGTTTTTAGACTTAGACGATGACCTAGCTTGGGACATTGGCGTGGGACCAGCAGGTTATAGAAATCCTGTCCTTAATCCTGATAAGTTAGACGCTGTTGTAGCTACGGTAGCAGACGTAAAAGCTATGAATCCTGATGCCTTTAAGGGCAGTAAGAATGTAATGGAGACCCTGTTTAGGGAAACAGTAAACGGCAACTTAATTGCTTCAGACGAACTGCTAACAATACTAAATCAGTATGGTTTGTCATTAGATGATTACATCTTAATGACTGTCGGTTCAGCTACTAAATACGGTAAAGGTTTGCAAAAGTTCTCACAAATGGGTGAGGCTATGGGTAGGTATAAACTCGGCAGACCTGCAGGTAAAAAAGCACAAGACGAACTAGACCAAGCGCAGGGTATGTTGGAATGGCTTGGTGTACCTATTCCAAGCGTAAAAAAGGTAACGCAAAATATACGCCGTACAGAAAACGTATCTCGTGGACTTATGGTTTCCGCATTTGCTACAGCAGCTAGAAACTTAGAGTCTACTCTCATTCGTATGCCCTTAGAAGGCATGACAAACTTGCTCTCAGAGGCTATCATACGTGGTGTACGTGCGGCAGAAAGAACCAAAGCTGGAGATATAAAAGGCGCAAGAGATGCCGTAATGGATACGGTAAATGCGTTTAATCCTTTGTCTCGTAAAAGTGCTATAGGTGATAGCTTTGCCTACTGGAAGAGCCTAAAAGACCCTCTAGAAGCGGATGAACTAACTAAGTTTATTTTAGAACAGCCAGAAAATGTAAAGCTGTTATCTCGCTATCGTGATCAGATTGTTGAAGCGCAAAAAGCTACGGGTAAGGGCGAAGGCGGTATATCAGATTTCGTATTTAATCCTATTGAGGATTTTGTAGACACTTTAAATGCACCAAACCGTGGTCAAGAATTTTTAAGCCGTAACGCTTTCTTCTTAACTGATCTTAGCAGAAACCTTAAACGTGAATGGGGTATTAGTTTAGAGCAGGTAATCAAAGAAGGAAAAATAAGAGAACTTATAAATGACTCACCTACTCTACGTCCTACTGGCGGCAAGACCCAACCACCTACGTTTGCAGAGTTGGCAACAGATGCGGTTGAAAGTGCGTTAGACAAAACATACGCCTCACCACCTAAATTTGGACCGTTTAAAGCCGCGCTAAAAGTTCTAAACTCTATTCCGGGTAGTACAATAGCTATACCTTTTCCACGGTTTATGTTTAAAGCTATGGAATACATTTATTCGGGTGTACCCGGAACTGCAACTCCGGCAGCACTACGAATTGCTTTGGGTAAAGGCAATACAGTAAAAGATGCAGATGCTGTATCAAGAAATATTGTCGGGTATGCAGCACTGTATGCTGCCTATGAATACAGAACATCAGACGATGCGCCAGAAGAGTACAACAAGATAGCTAACATGGACGGCACTACAACTAATGTTGATCCGCAGTTTCCGCTTGCCCCAGCATTTTACTTGGCTGAAGCTAAGAAACAGTACGATAAAGGTGGTGCAGATTATCTAACCCAATGGCTATTTATGAATAGGGGCAGGAACTTCCAGAACGGTGTGAAGTCACTGACAGGCACTAACTTTAGAAACAACCAAACTTTTGGTGATATATTAAGTGACGTATCTAATATGTTTGCTGAAGATAACGATGCAGTGTGGACAGAAGAAGCATCAAAAGCATTTGGTAAAACGTTTGGTAATACGTTAACACGTATGCTGCAACCTTACTCAATGGTTCTTGATACAGAACGTGCGCTTGGTATGCGTGATATGCGGTACAAAACTTTTGAAGGTGAGCCTAATCTTTCCGGTGGGGGTGCGTTTGTAAAAGGCTTTATGTTACCGTTTGCATCTAGGGGATATCTGTCACCTAAAGCTGAAGCAGATGCACCTGTTCGTAACTTCCCAATGCTGGGTGAAAAGAAACGTATCGGGCCAACATGGAAACTTGCATTGGGTATTAACATCGAAGCAGGCGATAATGAGTGGCAGAAATATCTCAAATCTATCCAATACGCAGATTATGATTTTGCATCTAAATCCGGTATAGATATTATTGATAACACAATGAACGCACTTCATAATGAACTTTTGCCTGATATCGCAAAGATGGTTATGGAAGATGCGCCTAAAATAAAAGCAGAACTTAAAAAAGAAGGCAGGTTTAGCGAGAAAATATTCTTGCTAGAGCAACGAAACAGAATAGACAATAATAAAAGAGAGATGTTTAACGCTATAAAAGGCGCACAGTTTAGTGGATCGTCTAATCCCGCTTATGTGATGGCGGTCAATGACTTACGTAAAATAACTAGGGATAAGCGTGTGCTTGCTATGAGTAGGCTGTCTGCTATTAAAGCAGCAAAGGGTGAACCACCTGTAAATTTAGGTAATACTGCTGATGTTAGGACATTACTGAGAATAGCAAAAGGTATTGCAAAAGAAAGATAATAAAAGAGGGGGCTTAATTGCCCCCTTTTCTATTACCGATTATCTCCACTACCACCAAGCACTCCTCGTGCCTTCCTACTTGATAGCTTCTCTATATTATCTTCCATGACCTTACCTAAGTTCATGCCTAACTCTTCAGCTAACACTGCCAGATACCAGCACACATCTCCTAGTTCCTTGCCAATCTCTTGACGTTTGTCTGCATTATCTCCATCAC